TCCTATTGAATTGGTACATGAAAAATAAAACCTAATTTCTACTTCCCTCAAAACTAGCGATAGAGTTAGGACTCCTTGCTCCGATGCGACCCTTAGCAGGCGTAAGTTCACATTCGGCATTTTGAAAGCGCACGGTGAGTTCGATCGTTGCGTTCTCAGTCGAACTGTAGTCAAGATCTCCCCAGTTAGATGACTGAACCCAACAGCCGAAAATTGTCCATTTTTCTAGGATCTCTCCAACACCATTGTACAGAAGGAGGAGCGCATCACGACGAGCGTAACCAACGGGATCTGACATTTCTCCAGAGCTGGATGGGTTTCCAAACTGGTAGCACAGTCTAATCCAGTCGAGAATAGCTTGGTCAGCGCCATTGCCGCCCCGCTTTGTGAAATCCAGAATTGTTACATTCATAGGATCCCATGTTGGTTTAGCGGGAATATAATCTTTTTCATTGAGGAAGTTGATTTCTGTTTCTTCAATAGTAAGATTAGGACGAGCAGCGATTTGAACAAAAATCGGCTTGATAGCCGGAGCATTGCCACCCAAGACCGTTCCCGATTCGAACTGCAAAGTCCAGCGATATCGACGTTTAATGATCGCCGAATTCGGTAGGAAAGTTCCGATACCCATACCCATTTGACGTTACCTGTCTTTCGTAAATTTGCCTGTAGTAAGTGTCAAGTTATCTACGATCATGATCAACGAACCCGTGTGGGCGCGTTACCAATGGCGCTCTGCTCGAAACTACCAGTGCGATGAATCGTAAAGGTGATGTAAATAAATTCTGCGGCCTTTGTTGGCTGCACGCCAATACGAGCGCGGAATTCATTTCTGTCAATTACTTCGTTTGTATTGATAGTTTCATCACAGATAACGATAAAGTCATACGCGCCGCGGTTCGACACGATTTGACCCATGACACCTGATGCAACCTTGATGAACTCACTGCGCAAAACGGCATCGTGTGGTTCAAAAATCAGGAAGCGAGAACGATTTCTAACTTCTTTTTCCGCAAACAGCATCATGCGACGAACATTGACTCTATCAAGGGCGGTCGGAAAACGCTGAAGCGTCTTCTGACCCCAAATCACAGGGCCATCCTGAGGGAAGTCCACAATGGTGTTGACGGCGTTGTCATCAGCATAAAGCGAATCACGGACGGTCTGGTATGGAAGAAATTCAGTATCCTTGACCCACGGCAGTTTTCCGCGACGCAGACCAGCTGGTGCGATCCATGGCCATGCAATGCCATCCGTACGAGCGTAAACAGCGAGAACTGATCCAGAAGGAGGTAGCCAGATGTCTTCGTTGTTGAAGGAGTCGAACTCCTTGAGCCAAGGCCAATAAAGAGCGCCATAACTGGAGTTAAACTTCACATTGTTAAGAGGATGAAGACCATTGTGCCACTTACGCACTTCAATTGGAGTAAGACCGAAGGGCGGATCGACAAGGAACATACAGTCTTGCCTGATCTCTTCGCAAATTCTCTTCATGGTTTCAATAACTAGCGTGGTTGAGACGCCAGGAACGGCTATTTGATCGATATCAATAGCCTCTGGTTCGGCAATCGCGTACAAACCAGTGGAGCGATCGCGACTACCAGCCAAAAGAACAGCCTGATCAAGAGGATCTGCTGGGATACCGTCGGTTCCAGCCTGTGCCTGAGATGTATCCAAACTTCCCAGAGTGTAAACACCAGGCTTAGGAAGATCTTCGACGTTTGTAACATCCTCAAACGATATGTAGTCAGAGTATCCGTTTACATAGCGCTCGATGTAGTAGAAGGCTTCGGTACCAGTGGCGTTTTCATTCTTGTGGAGTTGGCTATAGTTCTCCACAACAGTATCACGATGAAAAACACGTACATCAATTTTTGCTGTTTCAGGATTTACAGAAATAGCAACTTTTGTGTAGTTGCCCTCGGTACCAGGTGTGGCAGCGTAGATGCGGAAGGTCGTAACATCGGTACTATTTGGTGAACCGACAACCTTATTGGTGATGAGTTTGGATGCGTTTGGCGTACAATCCACGTTAGATGTTGTGTCTTCATACGAAGCGGGAGCAGTGCCAGTAACAACGATATTATCAAAGCCGAGGATTGTTTGAGCAGTCGAAGATGGACGAACAAGAATCTTGGCTTCTGGACCAGTGAAGTACCATCCAGTAAAGTTACCGCCAGATTGCGTTTCGTAAGTTGCAGCGACACCTGCAACAATGCGAACAGCATCGTTAGATGCTTCAAACCAGAATCCATTCGGAGAGTTTGGAGAACCAATCGCCTCTCCGTTTAACCAGTCAACAAGTTCTTGAGTAGAGGACACATCGATATTCTGACCACTTGCATCGGCCGGAAGATAAATGGTCTGAGTAACACCATCTATGGAAGTGCTGCCGGATCCCCAGACAACAATATCAATACGCTGGTTGCGATAGCCGCTAAGATTCCACTCGCCCGCTGGTCCAGAAGGATTGCTGGGATTGAAAAAGGTTCTTGTTCCTGTCTTGATAGCGCGACCCATCTGTGTACCGATGCCAAGTGTTAGGTCAGGGCTTATATCGCCAGCAACCGTATTGGAAGCTACATTAGAACCGGTATCATCGGCATTATACAAGTTAGCTCGTGAAGAAACAATCTCTAGTGAGCTATTGACCCCATTGATCTTTGAACGGAAGACAAGGCGAGCATTGAGACCACTACCACAGCTTGTGATAGTGAACCCATCATCTCCTGTCAACTGGGCAGCCAAGATGCTTTCAAGAGAATTTGCATTTACACCGCCCTCATTCGTCAGCGATGAAAAAGTCGTGTCTGCCGGGATCACCAACTGGCGAATGAACCTATCGCCATTGACCCGAATGCGAATGTAACGAGGTGTCGATAGTGATTGTCCAACACCACCCCATGTCGCTTCAGTCACGCCAGACACAATGGTCGCATGGCGTCCACCAGATGGGATATCAACATAAGCTTTTCTTGCGTAATCCGCACTACCTTCATCATCTTGTCCAGCACGAACAATGATAAGGTCATTGCCCTCGCGAAGGTAATCAATGGCGGCATACAAAAGATAACTATCTACATCTGGATTTGGGCGACCAAAAATACGAAGGAGATCCTCCACATGAGAGATTTTTGTCGGTACATTGATTGGGCCCTTTGAGGCGAATCCGATCAGTGCTGTCCTATTGAAGCTAGTTCCCTGGTCGTAAGCGGAGAAGTCTTTCTCCATGATTCGTACGGAGGGAGAAATCTTTCGGGAGTTAGGAAAAGTTGTTGGCATGGTCGCGCATCTCTTTCGTCGGGCCTTTATTGTTCCTATCGCTGCATCAGGAAAGGTATGGTGATGAAATATTGCGAGCCTTTACGCCGATGGGTAGATCGGCAGTATCAACTCGCCAATATCTACGAAGGTTACGAAAGATTTTTCCAGGACCCCCTACTCTTCATCATCCATAGGCATCATATCGACTTTAATAAAGCCACGTCTCTCAAGGTCCCAAATATAATTGGTAATCTGAGAGCCATGAAGAACGATAGTTTCACGACCTTTAAGATTCATAGGAACAAGTTGGTTGTATACGGGGTCTTTTGTCTGAATCTGGATTAGCGAAAAATGCTTGTTACGGATTTGATACCTAGCATTTTCGTCGACGGCAGGTATTGTAATGTCGCGATCTTCCCAATATACACGATCTTGGTTATTCATCATAAACTCCTACGAAATAGTCTTACGAAGGATTAGGGCGTTCAATTTGTATTTCTTGATCACTCTGAAAATTGCCATGTAGGCGGGAAGGATCGCCGATTCCGACATCAATGCGAACGGTATGAGTAGCTTTCTTTCTAATTACAGGCTGGGGAAGCCATGTCTCAGCCAGCATTGATATTGTGGCTGTATAAAGATGACTCTTTTCTGGATCTCTGTCATCGGAGAAGTTGTCGTCGCAACCCTCAAAAATCACTTGTGTCGGTCTTGGTGAGTTTCCGATACGAATTTCAAAACTTAAAGAAAATCTCTGAAGAGCAATCTCCAAAAGTTGATTCATGTCTTCCACATATTTTGTCATAATCGTCAGTTGATATCCACGAGTAATAGGAATACCTGTAGACATGCCGAAAACTATATCATCTGTCTTACGCTCAGTGCCTTTGAAATCCCACCATTTAGCGCCATGATAGATATACCTATCTAAGTCTAACGATATCGATCCATTTGGAACGATAGCACAAATGGGCAAGCGGACCCTAGAATACTGATTAGGATCCTGAGCGGCACTTTCCCCAAAAACGGCATAAACAATCTTTTCCATTGTCCCGAAAACGGTGGGCACTCTCATGGCGATGCCACTTTTATCGAGGATCTGAAAATCAGCAAAGGCCAAAACCATAGATCGATCAAGTTTCGTGAAAAAATTCTCATATCGCTTGATATAATTTGGGTTAATTTCT